AGCCGCTCCGGCGCTCCGCGCCTCCGCTCGCACGCCCGCCCAGGCACCTGCTATAGGCACTGTCAGGCGAAACCCCGCATCTGCCTGGGCTCGAGCGCTAGGGGGTGCGGGTGGCACCAGGCACCTGCCAGGCGAAACGAGGACGAGGCCTGGGCCTCGCCTCGGGAGGGGGCCATGGCACGGGCCCACTAGCCAGCGGGCTAGCCGGCTAGCTGGCTAGTGAGCCAGCAAGCCGGGCCGCCTCTCGCGCAGCGAGAGAGCAAGCGCGCGTAGCGCGCGCGCGTGCCATGCCGGGCGGGCCGGGGCCCGGGCCGGGGACCCGCCACCCCCGGGCCATCGGCACACGAACTAGGCACCGACGCCCGGCCGGGAGCGCCCGGCTAGGCTTCCGGGGGCGGGGCGGGGTGTGCTATCGGGTCGCGCCATGGGCGCGCGGGCGGTGCGGATTCCGCTGCGGCGGGCGGCGGTGCCCGACGGGCTCGCCTCGCCGGCCGGCACGGAGGCGCTGGTCGCGCGGCTCGGGCCGGTCCTGGCGGCGGCGCTGGAGGACTTGGAGGCGGGCCGCGATCGGCGGGCGGTGCGGCGGCTGGCGGGCGGGCTGGCCGCGTTCCAAGCGTGGGCGCGGGCGCGCAGTGTGCGGGAGCTCGCGTGAGCGGGCGCACGGGCCCGGGGACGCAAGCGCACAAGGGCATGGCGCCCGAGCTCATGGCGGAGCGGGCGGCGCAAATGCAGGCGGCGTGCAAGCGCACGCGCGAGGAGCGCAACCGCCGGGCGCGGGAGTGGCTCGAAGCGTGCACGTCCATGTCGCTGGAAGAGCTCCGGCGCTCGACCTCGGCGCGGCTCTGGTCGGTCGCCATGTTGTATCTCGGGGGGTACAACGCCGACGCGATTGCGCGCGCGATTGGCTACACGACGACGCAAGCGGCGCGCAAGGCGCTCAAGCATCCGGCGGTCGTGCGCATTATCGCGCTCGTGCGGGAGGCGCAGCTCGAGCGCATCATGCGGGGCGACTACGGCGTGGCGGCGACCGCCAAGGCGGCGGCGCCGGCGGTGATGGAACATGTCGCCGAGCTCGCCGGCGGGCGCAAGGACCGGGCGACCGGGGCGCGGGTCGGGCGGGCGAAACGCGACGCCGACGCGATTCGGGCGGCGGATCTCTTGTTGACCACGTCGGGTGACAAGGTCGCGAGGACGGCGCACATGCACTTGCACGTCCTCGAGCAACTTTCCGATTCGGAGCTCGAGGCGTTTTCGGCGCGGGGGGAATGGCCCGAGCGGTTGGCGGGCGTCGTCGGCATGTTGCCGGGGCCCGAGGGCGGCGCGCCATGAGCCTCCGGCCCGAGGAGGCGGCCCGCGAGGGCTTACAAGCCGAGCGCGACCGGCTCGTGCTCGAGCGCAAGCGCCTCGAGGTCGACGCCATTACGGCGCGCGAGGCGATTGTGACCGCCAAGCGCCGAGCCGGCGGCTACGTGCCCGAGCCGGAATGGTCGCGGCTCGTGGCGGCGCAACGGCGCACGGCCGACCACCGCGTGCACTGCGCGGTGCTCGACCAACAGATTGCGGCCATCAACGGCCAAATCCGCACGCTCGCGCGGCACGAGGACAAGGCGAGCGGCAAGCACGCCGGGCGCTCGGCGTCGTGGTACTTTTTGGGGGTCGCCCGCCGCCGGCTCCCGGCCGACCTCTTTACGGCCCTCCTCGAGGAGGCGCTCGCCGAGCGCGCGGCGGCCGCCAACGGCGGCGAGGACGGCGAGCCGTGAGCCGGGGCGGGCGTGACTGGCGCTACCGGGGATGGCGGGAGGCCGAGCTCCCGCTCCTCGTCGACGACCCGGCGTGCGTGCGCACAACGGAGCTCGCGGTGGCCGAGGCCGACCCGGCGGTGGTGGTCGCCGTGCCGAGCGACGACGTCCTCGAGCGCCTCGCGCCGAAACTCCGCCGCGTGCTCCGCCCCTGCGTGCGGGCCGGGGACGAGCGCGGGCTGTTCCGGCCCCTCGAGGCGGTGTTGCGGGCCGCCGCGATCCACGACCCGTGGCCGCGGTTTGCCGCCGCCGTGGCGCCGTGGCCGATGAGCGGGCACCGCAATGCCGCGCTGGTCTACGGGCTCTTGCACGAGCGGATTGAGCTCCGCGCGGTCACGCTCTCCCGCGAGCGGGTTTCGCAGCTCGTGTGCCACGTGCTGTTCAAGTGGGGTCGGACACGCGCGCCGGCGTTGCTGCGGTGGTTTGATCGCGCGCGGCAGCGGGCGCGGCGGGCCCACGACCGGCGGGCGGCGCGCCGCTGGCGCCGGGAGTACGCCCGCGAGGCGCGCGAGCCCGCGCCCGCGCTGGCGCCCTACATCCTGCCCGCCCGGATGCAGGGGGCCGGCACCTGGCTCGCCAACGCGGCGCGCGAGGAGGTGCCCAACCCGCACGAGTGGCTCCGCATCCTCTCGAGCGTGCGCCCCGTGATCGGCGCGCCCGTCGGCCCGCGGCCGCTCCCGCCGCCGTGGCCGGTCGTGCACCGGCTCCTCGAGGGCAACACATGAGCGCCGCCGGCCCCGCGACCGTCGCGGCCCTCGAGCGCGCCATGCGCGCGGCCATGTGGCGCGCGTTTCTGTACGGCGTCGTCGTCGGGCTCGCCGTCGCCGCCGCCATGCGCTAGACGCCCCCCGGCCTCGAGGAGTACACGGGCCCGCCATGCGAGGCGGGCATGGGTAACGCGACCATTACCGGGCCGCCCGTGCCGCAATTCCGCCCGCCGCGGCGTACGGGCGGAGCGGGCGGTGGCGGCACGGTCGGGCCGCCGGGGCCGGCGGGGCCGGGCGTGCCCGCGGGCGGTACGGCGGGGCAAGTGCTCGAAAAGATCTCGAGCGCCGACTATGCCACCGCGTGGATGACGCCCGCGGCGGCCGCGGGCGGGGCCGCCATCGGGCCGACGCCGCCCGCGAGCCCGGCGGTCGGCGGGCTCTGGTGGCGCAGCGACCCCGACGGCCGGCTGTTTGTCTGGTACGACGACGGGAATTCGCAGCAATGGGTCCCGGCGACGCCGACCGGCGTGCCGGCACTCGGCTACCGCCACGTGCAGGCGAGCGCGGCCACCACGTGGGCGATCACGCACACCCTGTCGTTTCGGCCGAATGTCGCGGCGGTCGATTCGACGGGCCAGGAGATCGTGCCCGGGGCCGTGCAGTATCCGAGCGCAACGACCGTGCAGTTGACGTTCTCGGCCGCCGTCGGCGGCGAAGCCTACTTGAGCTGAGGGACAACCATGCCGACTATCTATGGTGCCGTCGACTTGGTCAAAAACGAGATCAGAAACGCCGTCATGCAAAACTTGGGCTCGGCGCCGGCGTCGCCGGTGAAGGGGCTCATGTACTTCAACTCAAGCGATAACACGTTCTACTGGTACGACGGCACGACGTGGCAAGCGGCCAAGGCGGGCGCCGGCGCCACCCCGGCCACCACCGTGACGACGCAGGCGATCGGCGACGCGCCGGTCGTGGGGACGCTGACCAACTTCGCCCGCGAGGACCACAAGCACGGCATGCCGGCCTTTGGGGCGGTCACCGCGCAAACGACCTTTGGGCTCGCCTCGGGGAGCGGCTCGGCGGCGACGGTCATGCGCTCCGATCACACGCACGGCACGCCGACCCATGTGAACGCCGACCACGCGGCAATCAACCACTCGGCGCTCGCGCCCCCGACGGCCGACGTCAGCTGGGGGGGGTTTAAGCTGACGAGCCTCGGCACGCCCACCGCCGCGACCGACGCGTCGACCAAGGGATACGTCGACGCGGCCATTAGCGGGCTCGCATGGAAAGACACATGCCGAATCGCGTCGACCGCGAACGTGGCGTTGACGGGCTTGGTCGCCATGGACGGCGTGACGCCGAGCGCGGGCGACCGGGTGCTGCTGAAGAACCAAACCGCCGGGGCCGAGAATGGCATCTGGGTGGCGGCCTCGGGCGCGTGGGCGCGGGCGACGGATGCCGCCGCCGCGGGCGATCTCCTAAACGCCGCCGTGTTTGTGTCCGAGGGCACGGTCAACGCCGATACCGCGTGGGTGATGACAACCAACGCGCCGATTACCGTCGGCACGACCGCGCTCACGTGGGTGCAATTCTCGGGGGGCGGCACCTATGTCGCGGGCGGCGGGCTCACCTTGACGGGCAACACCTTCGACGTGGGGGCAGGGACGGGCATCACGGTGGCGGCGGATACGGTCGCCGTCGATACGACCGTCATTGCCACGCAAGCCTACGTCAACACCGCCGTCACCGGGGTGACGAAGAAGTTTGCCGCGGCGCTGACCGGGACGGCGAGCCCGGAAACGGTGACACACAACCTCAATACGCGCGACGTCATGGTGCGCGTGCTGAATGGGGCGTCGCCCTATACGGCGGTCGAAGTCGATTGGGATGCCGCGACCGTGAATACCGTCACCATCCGGTACAATCCGAATCTCGGCGCCGGCTATCGCGCCGTGGTGATTGGCTAGTGCGCGATTACGGCACGACCAACGCGGCGCCGTATGCGAGCGCGCCGGCGGTCGGGCTCTCCGGCGACACGTACTGGAACACGACCGAGCAAGCGCTCTATGTATCGACCGGCTCGGCATGGGTGCGGCCCGCCTTGGTCGCGATTGGCACAACGGCGCCGACGACGCCGGTCGTCGGGCAACTGTGGTGGCGGTCGGACAGCGGGAAACTGTTTGTCTACTACAACGACGGCACGTCATCGCAATGGGTGCCGGTCAACATGGGATAGCGCATGGCGGCGCTCGACTTCCCGAATAGCCCGACCAACGGCCAGCAATACAGCGCGCCGAATGGGGTGATCTACACCTACGACGGGGTCGCCTGGACGACGAGCGGCGTGCTCTCGACGGGCTCGACGGCCGGCGGGTCGTTAGCCGGGACCTATCCAAACCCGTCGATTGCCACGGGCGCCGTGCGCGGCACGCCATCCAGCGGCGGCACCCAACGCGAGATCCTGAAAGCGTCGATCTGGGGCGGCGACGATTTGATCGATCTCTCAGTGCCGACGGCAAAACTCGCCGCCGCGGCGGTCACGGTCGCCAAACTCGCCGTCGGCGCGGCGGTGCGCCAGATCGTGGCGGCCAACATGCCCACCAACTACACACTCACCGGCGGGGCAGCTTGGACCGACGTCACGACGCAGGCGATCACGACAAGTGGGGGCACGGTGGTCATCTTTGTCTCGGCGGGCTGGTGGGTGCTCGCCCCTGCGAATACCGACACGTACGTGTTGACGGGGTTGGCACTCGATCAAGTAACGCCGAATATCGTCGCGGGCGAGCGCCATTGCGTGACGCCCGGGACCGGCAACCTCGTAATGCCGCTGCCCGCGCTCATTGGCGTCAACACGCCGGCCGCGGGCGCGCACACCTACCACGTCGTCGGCTACTGCCCGGCCGGCAACTCGCTCAAGACCGCCGCGACGTGGCCGGGGACGCTCACGCTCGTGGAACTCGCGTGATGGGGCACCCTGAGCCCGGCGCCGGCGCGGGCCGCGTCTTGGGGCCCGACCATCCGTTAGCGATGCGCGCCGCGGCGCGCTTGCTCCTCGAGCAACGGAAAACGCTGGCGACGTACGGCGCCGACGGCGACCCGTGGGCGTTTGTGCGCGATTGCGTATGGACGCGTGACGAGGTGAGCGGCCGCGTGCGCCGCTACCCGTCGCATGACTATGCCGAGCTCCTCGTGCGGCGGTGGCAAGAGCATCCGTTGCTCGCCGTGCCGAAAAGCCGCCGCATGGTGGTGACGTGGCTGTTTGTCGCCGTCAACTATTGGCTGGCGCGCTTTTCGCCGCACGCCAAGGTTGCCTTTATGGCGCGCAAGTTAGGCAAGACCGAAACGGAGGGGTCGGCCGAGCTCGTGCGCCGCGCGAAGTTTATTCACGACCATTTGCCGGCGACGTTTCCCGACTGTGAGGTGGAGTATTCCATTGGCTTTCTCCGCTTTCCCAACGGCTCGGAAATTGTCGCGCTCGGCGAGGGCGAGGAGCAAGCACGCCAGCACACGTTTACGTCGGTCCTCGCCGACGAGGTCGCGTTTTGGGATCATGCGTTTGAGACCTGGGTTGCCTTGCGGCCGACGATAGAGGGCGGCGGCCGGTTGACCGCCGTGAGCTCGGCGGGCCCGGGATTCTTTAAGGACCTCGTGCACGACCAACTCGGCTAGCATGGCAAACGACCCGGGCGAGTGGTACGCGGAGCGGCGCGAGCTCGAGGAGCGGCTCGACTTTGCCGTGCGGCACTTGCAAGCCTACCTCCGCCGGCTCGACGACGAGCGGCCGAGCCAAGCG